TTTCAATGTCTACTACAAACTACTTCACAAATTTATTTGCCAACACTGGCGGTAAGCTTGGCGGTACGATCCTTTCGGTTCTACGGTTCCCATTGGATCACCCCAAGTGTATTGTGGGGCTAGGTACGGTTTATTTAGCATTTCGCGTGTCCACCAGGGTGTGGCATAACAAGAAAGCTATTTTGGTATCGAAGGCAATAGATGCCTTGGCGAGCAGTAAAGAATTACCTGACTATAGAATAACATTCAAAGCTTGTGCTGTGGAGAAATATGTCAAACATTCACCAGCACCACATAGTCACTTCGAAGCAGCAACTGATCGATGTAAAGGTAATTTGAGCATGAAGGTTTTTGCGGACATGATTGGTTCCAAACTTTATAGTGTGTCAATGAGTAATTCGGAAAGCGCAACTACAACTGGGGATCATTATTATTATACAGCGAAAGATCTACAGTTAAAAACAGTAGTCAATATTCCAATGGATGATGACTTGATTCAAATGACGGACGTGGATTATTATTTAGATATGAGAAAATATCTTAACGGAAAGAATGTCATTTTGAATACTTTTGTGCCAGACAAAGCTTCTGGCAACGTTACTGATGGAGTGTTTTGCGTTTTGAAAACGAATGAAATTTGTATGACTATAAATGGTGGTGCTAGTTATCGGCATGAACTTTGGGATTATGAAACTGATCACATCATGGTCGATCATTGGTGGGGCTCGTGTCTTTATTTAGTGGAACAGAAGACGGTTGGATTACAGAAAAGATTGATATTTCTTAATTGTGTGAGAATAGTGTATGGACCAATTGGTTGGTTCTTGAAAGGATTCAGATTGAGAAGGAAACAAATGGTTAATGGTGAAATGTGCCATTTCAACAAATTAGTTGGATCAGGTTCAGAAACAAAACTTGTTCATACTATATGTGACATCAACGCTCATTCAAGCGTTGAAATTAGTGATTCATCACTTAGAACTGTCATATTGCGAACAAAATTGGCGAAGAACCCAGCTATTTCAGATGTTGAAAGGGTATTGAGAGCGAATGACGAGAAGGATCCTGTTTATGCAGCACCTCTTGTGTACAAATTGATATTAAGTAAAGAATTTTTATCTGATATCAATTACAACATTTTGTCACAGAGTGTCAACACAAGCAGTCCGGATTATCAAACGTTACGGCCACTGGTACATGAAGATGGAGTGAGTGCTGTACGCACACTCATGCCCAAATTTATGGACGGTGGTTTTTCGCCAATGCGGTCTTACAACAACGACAACGCTTGTTTAGAAGGCCGTGTGACTACATGCAAAAATAGAGTCACAACTTATACACCATTTGTGTGGTTATGCATGGATGAATTTGTGCATAGACTAGTGCCGGATGATATGGCACATACGCTAGTACCACATGATTATGAATATATGGAAAAGAAATTGAAAAGACCTACACAGAGGTCATTGATGGAGAGTGTCAAACATTTATTATTTCTTGATGCTCCTTGGATTGTAAGATCTTTTCAGAAGGCGGAGTTCTACAGTAAAGTCACTGCACCACGCAACATTTCAACGTTGCCTATTGATCATAATGTAAGATTGGGCCAATTTTCGTATGCGTTTAGTGAAAATATCATGAAAGAATTGGATTGGTATGCGTTTTCTAAAACACCACAAGAATTGGAAGAACGTATATTAGAATTGGCATCGACAAGTGACTACATTGTTCCGACGGACATTAGTAGATGCGATGGGTCTCGGGGTTACATTCATTATTGTTTGGATATATCAGTAATGATGAGATCTTTTGGCAAGCAATATCACGCCGAAATCATGCGATTGTTGCGTAAAGAAGCTTACGCTAATGGAATCACTAAAAATGATTTGAAATATGAAGTGGAGTACAATACGTTGAGTGGTTCATCAAAAACATCATGGGGAAATACCTTGACTAATGCTTTTAATAATTATTTGGCATTACGGTTCGATTTTTCAGCAGATCAAGCCTGGTCAAGTTTAGGGCTCTATGGTGGTGATGATGGACTATCTACTCGTACTAGTACTACACAACTGGAAGCAACATTCGCAAGATTAGGTATGTTATTGAAGGCAGAAAGAATAGAAAAAGGCAGTCCTGTTCCATTTTTGGGACGGGTCTATTTGGACCCTTGGTCCATGCCTGATTCAGTGATTGATGTACCACGACAACTCATTCGTATTCATGCTACGGTTTCACCCGTGTTCGTTCCAGATAGTGTAGTTATTTGGAGAAAGATCGAGGGATATATGGTAAATGATGCTCATACACCTATCATCAGAAATTGGTGCTTAAAAATGCAAGAACTAGTTCCAGCACCAAACTCATCACTTCTAGAGAAGTACAGGGACATCACCAAGAATGACATGAACTGGTGGTCAAGACAAGACACT